AGCAGGACAGCTGGAATTAAATGCCTTTGAGCCGATCATTTTCTATAACCTGTTTGAGTCTCTTGAAACACTGGCATCAGCCGTTAATACACTGGTAGATAACTGTATAGTGGGAATTACCGCAAATGAAGAACACTGCCGTAAGCAGGTGGAGAACAGTATCGGTGTTATTACTGCGATCTGTCCTTATGTAGGATATGAGACAGCTGCCAATATTGCAAAAGAAGCGCTGCGCACCGGCAGACAGGTCCGTGATCTGATCCTGGAAAAGGGACTGATGGATGAAAAACAGTTAAATACAGTATTAAATCCATACACCATGACAGAGCCGGGTATCCTTGGAAAGGACCCTATGGACCAGCTTCGTTAGATGATCAGAATAAAATTGGGA